GTATCTACTACTGGGATGCCACTAACGGGCTTACCACACGGGCAGTAGAGTTATCCGCTCTGTCAGGTGCTTCTAACACACCAACCAAACAGAACTTCATATTGGTATCTGACGTAAGCCGGTTTGTATTTTGCTTTGGTGCTAATACGTTGGGGTCTGCTGTACAAGATCCAATGTTGGTACGGTGGTCAGATCAAGAAAGTGTTGTAAATTGGACGCCCGCAGCTAACAATCAAGCAGGGGATTTACGTCTTTCTAAAGGGTCAGAAATAGTAACTGCTCTACAGTCTCGTCAAGAAATTTTAGTCTGGACTGATTCAGCCCTCTATTCTCTACAGTATGTGGGTGCACCTGCTGTATGGGGGTCTCAGTTGCTTGGAGATAACGTATCTATAGCCTCACAAAATGCCGCAGTATATGCTGATGATATAACTTATTGGATGGGTGCAGATTCTTTCTATGCGTACGATGGCAGAGTTAAAAACCTACCTTGTGCGTTAAAAAGACACGTTTTCAATGACATAAATCAAGAACAGGTAGAACAAGTTTTTGCAGGTACTAACGAGGGTTTTGATGAGGTCTGGTGGTTTTACCCGTCAAACAGTTCTTCAACTGTAGATAAATACGTTGTTTATAATTACGTGCAACAGATTTGGTACTTTGGCAGCTTGGCTAGGTCTGCATGGTTAGATACTGGTATACGCCAACTCCCCGTTGCGGCTACTTATAGTAACAATCTAGTCACGCACGAAGACGGTGTAGACGACAACGAAAGTGGCACAAGGGCGGCTATTACTGCATTCATTACTTCTGGTGAGTTCGATATAGAAGATGGTGATAGGTTCTCGTTTATACGACGTTTGCTTCCTGATATTACGTTTGAGGGGTCTACTGCCGAAAGCCCTGCGGCTACGTTTGAGCTACTGCCTTTGCAGTCGTCTGGTTCTGGGCGGAACGATCCATTGTCTGAAGGCGGGTCTAGCAGTGGTACGGTAACTCGTTCTGCTACGGTGCCAGTAGAAAAGTACACTACACAAGTAAATACTCGTGTGCGTGGTAGACAGTTATCTATAAAGGTACAATCCGCAGACTTGGGTGTGCAGTGGCAGTTAGGGGCACCTCGACTTGATATACGCCCCGATGGGAGACGATAGTGCCTGTAGATACCACCAGATATGACATAGACTTTGTAGCCCCTGCCCTGCCGAATCCACCACAGCAGTACAACCAGCGGGACTTCAATCAGTTTAACAATGCACTTCGGCTGTATTTTTCTCAGCTTGACAAAGCAGTGCGGGATGCTAGCACATCCCCTCAAGCACAAGCTGCTGGATGGTTTTTTAGCTAATGTCTAATCTGTACAGAAATGCCAAGGTAGATCTTACTACTACTAACGCAACCACGCTGTACACCTGCCCAACAGCAAAGAGAGGCATTGTTAAGTCTATTCTAGTGTCCGAGGACTCTGGTAACGCAGATACTATTACTGTAACTATTACTGATGCTGATAGTGCAGTGTTTAGCTTATTCAAGGTTAAAGCGGTGGGAGCAAATACCACAGTAGAACTACTTACCGCGCCTCTAGTGGTAGAAGAATCTGAAACATTAAAAGTTACTGCCGCCACTGCTAACAGGTTACACGTTGTTGCTAGCCTGCTGGAGGTGTCGTAATGGCTACCAACTTTGTTCAAGCATTTATTAATAAATACAAAGATGTATTAACGCAGGGTGCTAACTATTACGAAATAGACGATGTAGATAACGTCGATGACTGGTACGACGATACCTACGAAGATCTTATTATGCCCACGCTGAAAGATGTGGGGTATAGAAATACCGGCGGCGCTAAATTTAATCAGGGCGGCGGTAGAGGAAGAGACGGGCCATTACAAGTGTCTGTGTCACCTGAAAACTACATGAAGAATTCAGATGCGCCTGAATACCTTACTGACATATTTGACCCAAACAAAGAGCGAAATGAGGCCGAAGCTCAAAGCGCCTACGCGGTGCTATCTATTGCCGAGTCTCCTGAACAGATAGCTACTATTCTTGGTGGATACTACGGAGTAGATTTTTCACCTGTAGCACAAAAATTGGGTCGGTTTGGTGGCAACTTAAAAAGTCATACGGGTTCTTCAGAAGCACAACTTGCTGAACTTCATTCGTTTCTTGAACCTATTCTCCAAGAGCAGATACCTTATTTACAGTTAACTCGTGGGATGGGATACCAAGACGCAATAAAAACTGCGTTTGAAGAAGACCCAATGATTCAAGCATTGTACGGTAAGTATGATGTTGCCCCCATGCGCCAGACAAAAGACGGATCTACGTATCTATATGATCCATTTACGTACGGCGAAATGCGTACGTATGAGTCTAGGGATAGGGATTTTCAAAAAGCGTTTAAGATTGTTGCCTCCATCGCTGCTGCGTATTACTTGCCGGGGATGCTTTCAAATACGTTAGGTATATCAAAAGCCGCTGCTACCGCAGCAGTAGCCGCAGGGCAGACTGTTGTATCTGGTGGTGATTTTGATGACGTACTTAAAAATGCAGGATTAGCTTTTATTGGTGCAACTGCCGCTGAAAAACTAAGTAACGCTAAACAAGCCGCCGATACGGCAAATGCCGCAAACACCGGAGCTAATGCTACTGCGGCTACAGCACAAGCGGCACAAGCGGCAAACGCTGCTTACACCACAGCAAAAGTTCTATACGCAACTGCACAAGTGGGTTCTGGTGCTATTAGCGGTAATCTTGCTGCGGGCGTACTCGCGGCTTTTGGCCCAGATCTTACTAGCTCTGCTCTTAGTAAAGTGGGACTTACCCCCGAACTGCTTGATAGAGCAGGTGTAGACCAAGGCTTGTTAGTAAACGGCTTAGTCAGAACTCAAGTAGCTTTAGCACAAGGCATGGATGTTGACGATGCTTTGTCCGTGGGGCTTGGCACCTACATCCTATCTGGTGGGGGCATAGCAGGGATAAATAAAGACACCTTCTTCGAGAAGATGGGCGAGGTGCTACGTGACACTGGTAAGGGGTTAGGTAATTTATTCTCACCAAGTCAAACAGACATAGCCTCGGCAGCGAAAGGTATTGATTACCAGTTTGAAGGTTTTGAAGGTGTAGCAGGGCTAACTAAAGCACAACAAGACTTAGAGCGTGAGGAGTTTTCTGATCTTCTAAATGAAGATGAGTATATACGTAAGTACGGTACCGCTGCTTTTAATATAGAAGCGGCAAGAGCCGCAGAAATGTCTGAAGTATTAGGAGGCTATAAACCCAGTGCTGGGTTAGTCGATGAAAACGGGGTTCCTATATTTGAAGATGCTAACGGGTTACAGATAAGGTTTAGTGAGAAACCTTCTTTATGGACTAACATTTTTCGTAACACTAAAGACATACCGCTAGAACAAAAACTTGAACTTGCCGACCAAATTATAGATGCTCCACCGTTTCAAGCATATCTTGACGCAGCAGGAATTTCTTTAGAGGATAGATTAGACCCACGAAGTACACTTAACAACTTACTTGGACAGTCTTTTGGAGAAGAAGCTCCTGCTACCACACTTAATTTTGAAGAAGATTCTGGGATCGCAGATCCTAATACCTCTGTAGCAAATACCTTTATTGCTAACGGGGTAACTGAACTAAACATTGAAGGCACAAAGTACACCACAGAACAACTTTTGCCCGGAGTGTCTCCAGAAGCTAGAGCAGCGTCTATTGGGTTAGCAATAGACCAAATAGCTAATGCTATGTATGAAGAAGATCGTGCTAACGGAGGTAGTTCTGTTCCCGCAGACTTCCGCTTAGACGCTATGAACGCATATGTAGAGTTGCGTGGTGAAGGCTACAGCCATTTAAGACTATTAGAAGAGTCTGGTGTGGAGCTTACCGGCAGGCTTGTAGATGCTGTATCTGCGTTGGATCTTAATGAGCTTGCACAACTACGTAACAGTGACCCAGAAGCGTACACAGACAAGTTAGGTCGTACCGATTCTGTTACAGGTAACAAAGAAAGCGTTGAGTACGTCAAAGAAAATGGCGCAGAAAGTGCGGCTAACGGTATTAGCGTCTACGAAATGGCGCAGGATGCTGTAGAAGCCGCTAATAACGTATCTGAAAACATCCTACCCGCCATGCTTGCTTCCGGCATGGATGAAACAAAAGCTCGTAAACTGGCTGCTGATTTAGAAGCAGGTGTAGTTAACACCACTGCAAATATGATTCGTGCGGGTGCGGGCTTTACCAAAGCCATGCTGGGGCTTACTTACCTGTTTGGGACACGCCCCGACGACTTAAAATTTGGGCAAGAGGTAAACAAACTTCTTGAGCTTGGTGACTCCGCAAATACCGAAGGGTATCAAGATCGTGTTAAAGAAATGTGGAGCACGATACAAGAGGCAGAGGGGTTCTGGGACACCACTCAGGCGTGGGCAGACGCATTTGTTGACGACCCAACCATCATGCTGGCTGAGATTGCAGGGGTAGAGTTTTTTCAAGAAGTTGGCCCCTTACTCGTGGGAGGCGGTGCAGGAGCAATAGCAAAGGGTGCCACATTAGCCGCAGCAAAAGTTGCAGGTAAAGGTGCAGTATCTGCTTCTGCCAAGGTCGCGGCAAATCAAATAGGCATAAGGTCGGGCATGTCCGCCGCTGCCGCCACTGATGCTAGTGAGGCTTTTGGTGGTAGTGCTGACGGGGCTTATGACGAGGCATTTGATGCAAAGTTAAAGCAATTACAAGAAAACAACCAAGCTACAGTAGCTCTTATGGAAGCTGCCGGTATACCTGTTGGCAACTTACTTAATGCAAATGGACTGTTTGCAGGGCAAATGGATGAGATCCACGAGTTTGCTCATAACGCTGCAATGCTTAATGGTAGCACTGCTGCTGTGCTGTCGCTTATTTCTTACGGTATGGGCGGCGAAGCATTAGATAAGTTTTTATTGGGCGGCAGAAAGGGCACCTTAGATCCAAAAGTAGCAGAAGCGGTAAAAGAGTTAGGTGATCGTATTGATGCTGGAGACTCTCTCGTTGCAGGGCTGCAAGCTGCAAAAACTATAGGTACAGAGGGTCTTTTTGAATATGTAGAAGAAGCGTTAACTTCTACACAACTAGAGGCTTTTCTAAAATCAGTAGACCCAAACCGCGATTGGGGAGCCGCAATAGCATCTGCGGGTATGGGAGGTCTTGTTGGTGGTAGCGGAGTCACAGCAGCCGTATTGGGTATTGATAGCGCACAAGATGCCTTAGCTGGAGCTATACGTTCTACTCATGCGGGTATAAATGCCACGATAGAAGGTGCTAAAAACGGGCTAATTAACGATGCAGAGGCTAGAGCGGCCCTAGCAGAGTTTGGCATAACCAGTGATGAATATGGCGGCTTACAAACTAGCCTGCTAAATGATGCGTTTGATGCCGACTACATTACGTACACCGAATCCAGAGACGCATTTCAAGCTGAAAATCCAGACTATGAGCCTACTGAAGCCGACATACTTCAGTTTACCGGCAATCGTGCCGAAGACCGCTTAGAAGCAAGCGTTGCAGATCTAGTAGATCGCAGCTACATCGACGCGCAAGAAGTCATAGATGCCGCAGCTCGTGAGGGTTTGACGTTAACTGAAGAACAAGCTGCCGAATACGTACGTCAAACCGAATCGGGTCAAGCAAATACCGTGTTAGGGCAGCTTCGTTCAGACTTTGACGCGCAGTACACCACTAGAAATGAAGCACTAGACTATTTTACCGACATTGGGTATGCCCCGACACAAGAAGATCTAGCCGCATTTATAGGCAAATCAGAAAAATATGCGTCAGATAATGTATCTGATTACTCTGAAAACATGCTAATGCTTCAGTTAGATGGGTTACTTGGTGATCCAAATACAACGTCTGAACAGATAGATAGACTCTTAGACCGCATTGAAACGCTTAACCCAGAGTCCACTGCACGCGAAGATTTTGGCGTAGGTGAAGACGGTACTTTACCCGAAGAGGATACGGGGTACGAACCACCTGAGTACGAAGCACCACCAGAATCAGAACCTGAGCCAGAACCTGAGCCAGAACCTGAGCCAGAACCCGAGCCAGAACCCGAGCCAGAACCTGAGCCAGAACCTGAGCCAGAACCTGAGCCAGAACCTGAGCCAGAACCTGAGCCAGAACCTGAACTCCCCGTCGATACTGACAATGACGGCGTGCCTGATGATTCTGATGCTTTTCCTGATGATCCAAATGAATCGGTGGATACAGACGGTGACGGTGTAGGTGATAACACAGATGCGTTTCCTGAAAATGCAGATGAAACTACGGACACCGATGGCGATGGTATAGGTGATAACGAGTCGGGCGTGTTGCTAGATCAGATAGCAGGTTCTGAAAAACGACTTACTGATCGTATAGAACAGCTACAAAGAGAAGGTAAAACTCGTGATGAAGCGTTAGCACAAGCAATAGAAGAGCTTGCTGGCGATTTAGGTACAACAAAAGAAGATTTGCTAGATGCTATATCGGACTCTGAGCTTTCTATACGAGAAGACTTCAAGGACGAGCTAGCTGATTTAGAGTCGAGCCTATCTGAAGATATAGATGATCTTGAAAAGAGCATTCTCGATAAGATGGCCGAATACGAGAAGGAAGGACTTTCTCGTGATGAAGCACTAGCTAAAGCTATTGAAGATGTGTCTGGCGACGTTGATACCGCTAAACGTGATCTTCTAAACAAGATTGACGAAGCAGAGCAAGCGGGTGCCGACAGAGATGCTGCACTAGGCGGTGCAATTTCTGACCTCGCTGAAGAGCTTGGCATCACAGAAGAAGCCTTGCTTGAGCGTATTGGTGAGTCTGAAGAGTCTTTACGCACAGCAATCGGTGAAACAGAGGCTGACCTTCTACGTGCCATTAGTGACACTGAGGGTGCACTGACCGAAGAAATAGAGGCCGTTGCCGATCTCGTAGGTAAGCCCGCTTCTGAAGTAACTGATGCGGACATTGACTTTGTTGCCGATCTTATAGCGCAACAAGAAGCACTTAATGACCCCGAAACATACACGTTTACGCAAGAACAGCTAGCCTATGACGTAACAGGTGATGGCGTTATAGACCAAACCGACTTGGATCTGCTGCAACAAGCTGCAACAGGGCAGGACGTGCTGTTTGATCTTGAGAGTAAATTTGCCCCTACAGGCATATATGCTACGCAACAAGAGCTAGCGCAACAGCAGCAACAGGCACAACAACAAATACAACAGCAGATTGCACAAGAAGCTCAACAAGCCAAACGTAGGGATTTGTTCGATCAGTTGATGGGAGCCGCAGATTTAACAGGGCAACAAGTTACGGTGCAACAGTCTCCGCTGGCTCAGATCGACTATCTGTATGATTTTGGTAGTATATTGGGGCCACAACAACGTGCAGGTATGTTTCCCACACCTTACGGTACAATCGACAGACCACAGCCAAGAAACACACCTTCTTTACCTGTTTTACCCCCTATACCACGCAAACGTGGGGGTGTGATAGATACAAACGAAGAGTTGTTACGGATTATTGGAGAAGATAAATGAGTAGTTGGTGGAATAATTTAGTCTCATCTGCGGCAGAGGCAGAATCTGAAGAAGATAGCGGAGGCTTTCTCAGTAGTATTGGTGACTTTTTTAGTAGTGATCTTGGTAGATTTGTAGGTGGTGTAGGTGGTTCTTTAGCTCTAAAAGAGTTTGGGCTTATGGACTCTAAAACACCTGTAGTTGGGTATCAGGGCAGTATTCCAAAATATGAAGCTGTACGCGAACGTGTACCCATGCAACAAGATTCTGACCGTAGGCCCGGATCAGGTGGTAGACGGTATTTTAGCGATGTTATGTATGCAGATCGTCCAGAGCGTCAGCCTATGTCTGTAGAGCAAGCGCGGCAACAAGCTAGAACACAAGCACAGGGGTTGGCAGCACTTAACATGCCTCCTCAAAAAGCAGCCGCTGGTGGTATAATTGGTATGAACAAAGGGTACTACTTAGGTGGTGCTACGGATGGTATGGCTGATAAGATTCCAGCAAGGATAGAAGGCGGTCAAGAAGCCCGTTTAAGTGACGGAGAGTTTGTTATACCTGCGGATGTGGTAAGTCATTTAGGTAACGGTAACTCCGATGCTGGTGCAAAACAGCTACATCAGATGATGACCAGAGTACGTAAAGAACGTACAGGTAATCCAAAACAGGGTAAAGAAATTAAACCTCAAAAGATGTTACCCGCATAAAGGCAATGAGTATGTATAAGTATGAAACTGGTGGTGGTGTAACTGTTCCTAATGATCCCAATGTGGGACAAGAAGTGGGTAGGTCAGGCGCATTAGCGGAGTTTGCTGGTGATTATGTTACTGGAATGCTCGGCAAAGGTGAGGCGCTTGCCAATCAACCTTATCAAGCCTATATGGGGCCACTAACTGCTGGCCCATCAGGAGTGCAACAACAAGCCTTTACAGGACTAGCTAATTTAGCCGTACCAACAACTCCCGCTACATTTGATGCGGCTGCTGCTCAACAGTACATGAACCCCTACTTAGAGGCGTCACTCCAACCGCAAATGCAGGCGGCGACTCGTGATGCAGAACGTCAAAGACTAGCAGATGCTAGTAGACTTACTCAGGCTGGAGCTTTTGGGGGTTCTCGACAAGCAATCATGGAGTCTGAAGGGGCACGTAATCTAGCGCAAAATTTAGCCAACATTCGTGCTACAGGGTATGCACAGGCGTATAACCAAGCTAGAGACCAACTAGCCGCTGATAGACGTTTTGGCCTAGAGGCATTAGGTGCCCAACGTGCTGGTGGGGCTGAACAACGAGCAATAGAACAAGAGGGTATAGCTGCTGATTATGGACAGTTTCGTGAAGAGCGTGACTTTCCTTTCAAAGGGCTTCAATTCCAACAGTCACTACTGCAAGGACTGCCGATTGCAGCGCAAACTTACTCATATGCCCAACCTAGCTCATTATCTACTATTTTGGGTAGTGCAGGCGGTATTAGCGAGTTTATTGATCTGATTACTGGTGGCAGTGGTGCCGGAACTCCACCCACGAATGGAGGTACTACCTAATGCTTAATCCACAGGGTTTAGGTGAAATAGTATCTCGCAAGAAAGATGCCTACCAGAGCAATCCACAAGCACTGCAACAACGCTATCAGCAGAGCCAAGAGCTAGTAGATCTCCTTGCTTTACAGCAACTTAAAAGCGAGAAAGAAGCTGCCGCTCGTAATATGCAGATGCAGATGCAGCAGAACCCCGCCACGATTGCACAGCAGCGTGAGCAAGAAGTGCTTGGCATGATTAAGCAGGAGCGAGGCCGAAAGCTAGGCGACGTTGCACAGCGCACTGCCGGTACGCTTGGGGAAATCAACAAAAGAGCGCAGCAGAACGTACAGCGCACTGCCAAGCAAGGCTTACCTGCTATGGGTGGCCCACAGAAGCCCGCTATGATGGCTGGTGGTGGCATTGTTGCGTTTTTTGAAGGTAGTGAAGAGCCGGTATCTGCGGTATCTGAGGAAGAAATCAGCGAGTTTTTATCCCGATTCAAACAACTAGACACCCCCAGAAACAGGGAGATGGCTAAAAAAGACATCCTCACACGTAAGGCACGAGAAGCTAGATCCGCTGCTAGAACTCAAGCATTAGCGGGTAAAATGCCCGGAGCCGGATCACGTCGAGCACAACGTCAGTTTGCGGAAGAGTATGACCCTACAGCAGCATTAGGTGGCCCTCCAAAAACAGAACCATCTGCGGCACCTACTAAACGCACAACACCTGATATGGGCGGTATGGGTGTACTAGCTCCTCAACTCCCCAAAGTTGAATCCGATGCTACGAAACCACAAGGAATTGAAGCTCTAGGGTTAGCTCCACCTACACCTTCACCTACTGTTGTGGGCACGGAGCGTCAGGACATGACGGGAACTCTCTTAGAAGATACGGGCATCAAACCCGAAGGTACTCGTGAAGACGCTAGAAAAGCCGCTGAAGCCCGCACCAAAGGTATTCTTGAAGCCGCTATTGGTCGAGAGGAAGGTAAATTGGGGCCGAAAGAATCTCAACTACAGCGTATGCAAGAGCTACAAGCGCAACAGACAGATCCTGCTAAGTTACGTAGAGAGCGACTTACAGCGGGTCTTTTGGGTGCTGCGGGTCGAGGTAGCACTGCCTTAGCTGGATTCGGCGCAGGTGCGTTTAACCAACGTGTGCAGCAAGAAGCCGCTGCACGTAAAAATTTGACGGATCAGTTTGGTATTGAGAATGAGAAGATCCAGCTTGATCTGGACATAGCAGGTTCTCAGATTCAATCAGGTCAAGATGCCGTTGAGGTTCTGGCTAAAGACCAACGAGCCGCTGCCGCTGCACTTCAAAGTGCCGCAGCGGACGACGTAAAAATAGCTATTGCTGAAGGTGATCGTGCATTTGATGCCGACATACAGGGAGCTAAGACTAAGCTCGAACTGTTCTTGAATCAGATGGAAGATCGCCGTGCCGCTGCGGAACAAGCAGCGGATAAAGAACTAGCTTATGCACAACTAGCGGCTGAATTCTTGCAGGCTAAGGCCGATGTGCAAAAAGAAATTATGGGTGATGCTGGGTTTGATATGGCTAGCAGCGAGGAAGAGGTTAATGCTGCTATAGATAGGCTTGAGGTTATGACCGTTGAATTTACTCAGATGTTAGAAAGAGCGGGTATAAACGACTTTGAGGAAGACATTCAAAGGCGTGCAGGCGTATTAAGCGGTAGTGGCGGTGGTGGAACCCCAGACGGTATAAACTTAAATCCTGATTTAACAGCTCTTGTGAACAAACTAGCGCAGTAAGTTCGTATGCCAGTAGTATCCAGAGAAAAGGTTTTTCGTGCGTACCGTAATGCTCTAGCTACTGGAGATACAGAAGCTGTAACCGCGCTAAGAGCTGTTTTAGCGGGGCGCACTACTCCTCGCCCTACTCCTGCACCACGAGAAACCGGCATATTCGAGGACATTACCTCTGGATTCGGTGCGGGTGTTGTCGGTGTAGGTGAGATGGCTGCACTCGGTCTCGCTGCGCCACTGGAAGAAGAAAGCGAACTAGCTGCAAGAGAGAAGATACAGTCTATTGCTGAGTCCTTCCGCCCTGAAGGTGGAGACCCAGAATCTGTTACTTACAAACTAAGCTCCGCGCTTGGTTCCATCGCTGGTCTTGCTTCTATACCTGTTGCCGCTGGTATAGCTGGTGCCCCCGGCACGGCTGCTCTAGGTCTTGGCGCGTTAGCTGCTGGTGCTGCCGGTACTGGTGAGGCAAGTGAGCGTGCTCGTGCTGCCGGTGCCACGGAACAAGAACGCGGCGAAGCCGCCCTACGGGGCACAGCAATCGGTTTGCTAGATATTCTACCCGTTGCGAAAGTAGTTAAGTTCGCTGACCTACCTACTCTAAACAAGCTCATTGACAAGATACCGCCTGAGAAAGTCGAGACCATTGGCGAGCGCATCTACAGCGCAGGTGTGACAGGCGGATTTGAAGGTGCGCAAGAAGCTGCATCTAACGTCTTACAGAACTTGAACGAACAGGAGTACAACGCTGCTGCTGAGACGTTTGGCGGTACCGCAGAAGAAGCCGCACTAGGCGGTGGAGCAGGTGCCATCTTGCAGGGACTTGTTGATCTATTTGCTCCGCGAAAAGCAGGTAAGACTGTTGGCGATGCCGTTGAAGAAGCTGACGTACCGGCAGGCACCCAAATAGAACTGTTCGATGACGCAGAAAGACGTACTCCTAAGATAGATGAAGTCATAGACGACATAGATCAGGAAGAGCGAGACAGACTGTTTGAGGGGGAACGTGCCGCTGAAGTAAGCCCTGACCAGTTACCGCTGCCGGGGCTAGAGCCAGAACGTGTTGGGCCGCAGTTACAAGGGTTGCCCGCACCAGAAGGTGAGACCATTGCTGGTGAGACGTTAGCTGTAACGCCGGAAGGCGAGGCACTAGGCAGAGAAGAGCAAAGAGAGCGCCTAGCTAGGCGTACTAGAGAACAAAGCATTACTGAAGAGCCAGTATCTGATGAAGTAAGAACGGGTCGCGAACGTGCTGAGATTGCCCAACGGGAACAGCCCGATCTGTTTCCGACCGAACTTGCTGTAGCAGAAGAAGCCGCAGTAGCGCCAGAAGCTGCACCTGCGCTTGAAACACGTCCTGTCACAGAAGAAGACCTTACTACCGCCGGTTTCGCGCCGAATGCTGCCGTACGTAAACGTGTTATAGGTAAAGACTTAGACGACCCAGAAGTTCGGGTTGAGCTAACTAACGAAGCTAACCGTCTAAAGTCTCAAAAGGTTCGGCGTGGTGTTACCCGATTGCTAGAAGGAGTGCCAAGTGAGCAACGTGATCTACCTACCCCGCGCAAAAGAGAACCTGTCGCAGCAAGAAGTGGAACAGGCGATGCAGTTGATATATCAGGCGTGGAGCCTACAGCAGTCGGTGAAGATACCGCCATCGCTGCTGTGCCTGACGGACGAGCAGTGGGAGATGTTGGAAGAAGCGTTGGACAGCCTGCTGCTGGAGCAAGAAAACAGCGTGGTGCACTAGCTCGAAAGGTTACTTCGGCAGTAGCCAAGGTTAACGCAGCCCGAACTGAAGTAACTAAAGCCGAAGAAGCTGTAACAACAAAGCCAACGCAGGCTAACCAACGCAAGCTGGCGCGTGCCGAGAAGAAGCTAGAGAAAGCTACTGAAGAAGGTGTAAAAGCCAACGAGCAGCTTGCCGATATAGGCGAAGAAGTCATACCTCAAGAGACTGTAGAGGCTCAACGCCGTGCAGAGCGGGCTATGCCAGCCACTGCCGCAGCCACACCAGCTACCGTAGAAGAGGTTTTGGCGAAGGAACCTACACCCGCCCCGGCAGAACCCACTGTAGAAGAACCTGCGGCGGACGTAGATTTACGTGCCCCAGAGGAAAAGACTGCCGACAAACAAAGCCTCCTAGCCGAACGCCGTGCAGAAAGAGACAGGCTCGTAAAAGAAGAAGGTCTCAGTAAAGCAGACGCTATGCGTGTTGCATCCGAACAAGTCCTCAACGCACCTCCGAGAGACTACACCGAGGTGTTGGATGCTTCGCTGCCTGACACTGTAAAGCGTGCGGTACGTAACAACGAACTACGTCGAGCCTTACTAGAACTAGCTAACAAGTCAGGAGATAAATTTATATCTCGCGTAGCAAAGAAGCTGTCTGACTTTACTGGTGATACTAAAATAATGATCGTACCCCCAAGCCAGTTGGGTACGGTAGATGGTAGGCAAGTTGACGGGCGGTTTATAACCGCAGACAACACAATCGTACTGAACAAGGACTACACAGATGTGTACGTGCTACTGCACGAAATGGCGCACGCTGCAACGATCAACACTCTGAAGAATCCGTCACATCCGACTACCAAGAAGTTGATGAAGCTGCATGAGGCTAGCAAAGAGTACCTACGTAACTCTTATGGGTCTAAGAACGTAGCAGAGTTTGTCGCTGAAGCCTTTACTAACCCCACCTTCCAAGGTGAGCTAGCTCGAATCAACCCAGACGGTAGGCCGCTTAGTGTCTGGCAAGAATTCATCCGCGTGGTATCTAACTTCCTTGGGTTGGGTAAAGAACGTGGTACTGCACAGCGCGAAGCTCAACAGTTAATCGAAGACATACTGGCACCTGCCGCCAAGCACCGTGGCGCTCCTTTGTTAGCATCTATGACTGATCCTGCTGGCGTACGTAGAGTAGAGAAAAGACTCAAGGACGCCCTACCTAAAGGGCCGATAGCGCGTGCGAAAGAAAGAATAGTTGGCGAGTACGGCGCACTCACAGCAGGGCAGAAAAACACCGGACTAAAACGTAAAATACTTGGCTTCTTACCGAATAATGCTGTTGAAGTGGAGCTTGAAAGGGCGGGGGTAGTCGGTGTTGATAAAGTTTTTGCTGCCATAGAAAACCAACGTGGTGGCCTAACTACCGCAGAGCAGGCGGTCAGAAACAGCCTACAACCCATACGCGAGTGGGCTGCTAAACAGTCTGGAGAAACGGTTAAAGCGTGGAATAACTTAATCTACGACAGCACCGTTGACCAAGTAGACCCAGAGCTGACGCCACAGCAGGCACAAAAACGCTACGGCACGGAACCCGTAGACGGTACAAAACAGTTAAAGATAGACCGCTATAAAGAACTGCGAGCGATCTATAACAGTAAGACGGTTGGTGCCGGAGGTAGGGAAAACTACACCGCTCTGCGTAAGCTGTATAAAGATCAGTACGACCAGCTTAATGACACGTTGCAAAACCGCATCGACGGGCTACCCATAGCAGAACAAGCGAAGACCAACCTCAAGAACGGTCTATACGCTAAGATGTTAGAGGCGACTAAGCTGGAACCATACTTCCCGCTGACTCGTACTGGCACGTACTTCCTGTCTGTGAAGAACCCCAAGGAAGGTGCGGACTCTGCCGTGTTTGCATACGAGAACGCTGCGGAACGGTTCAGGGCAGCGGAAGCCTACGAAGCAGAAGGCTACGAAATATCGACGTTCAGCCCTAGTGACAAAGCCTCTTATGAGGACGCGCCCTCTGGTTCTTTTGTCTCCAGCATACTGGGTATTATGGAAGCGCAGAAACAAGGGATGACACCCGCACAGAAAGAAAACTTCAATGAAGTCCAAGAACAGATAACACGTTTGTTCATTGAGTACCTGCCAGAGTCTTCTTTTGCTAAGTCACTGCTCCGACGTAAGGGCACTGAAGGTTATGACGTAGATGCTGTGGAAGCAGCGCGTACGAAGGCTTTTGATCTGGCACGGCAGGTAGAGCGTATTAAAAACTCACGGCTAATCGACAACGCCGTACAAGAGATGCTCGAAGCCAACCCTAAAATGGCAGATGCGAACAGTCCAGAAATCGAAGAGGTAAAAGACCGCGCTAGATTCGCCGTCAATCCGCCACTGGACAGCTTTGCTAAAAACTCAAACCGTATGGCATTCATGTGGACAATCGGCTTCAACGCCTCGTCTGCACTGGTCAACTTGTCACAGATACCGTTGTTCGCATACCCGATGTTGGCAGGTAAGTATGGGTTCGGGGCTACGCGGGACGCTCTAGGTGGTGCTACTAAGTTGTTTATGGGTTCTCCAACGAACAAAGACATAGCTACTTTAGTCGGAGACGCAAGAACGCCACGGTCTATAAGAGAAGCCCTACGTAAAGGCGATCTCAACGCAGCGAGAGAAGCCCTCAAAGACAAGGCAATGCCATCGCTGGATAACTACTATACGTTTTCCCGCGACAAAGATGGCAAAGTCTCTTACGAAGTGCGTAAAGACTTAAATATAGATAAGGAACGCGCAGACGAACTAATAGACCTCCTACCGTTGATGGAACTTGCTGCTCGGCGGGGCCAACTCAACTCCTCGTTTATTGCCGACACACTCAGCACGAGTCAGGCGGGACGCAAGATGTCTAAGATGGACGCGGTGACAAACGCTTCGGCTCTTATGTTCCATGAAGCAGAAGTAATGAACCGCCAAGTCACGATGGTGGCAGCGTATAAGCTAGCACTAAAGAAGTTTAACGGTGATAAGAAGAAAGCCGCTGAAGAAGCCGTACGTGAAACACAGCTAATCAACGGTGGTGCCACACTAGAAACTGGCCCACGGTACGCCCGTGAGAGTTTAGGTCGTATTGCGCTGATGTACAAAGCGTACGGCATACAGATGTACTACACGATGTTTAAGTCTGGTAGACAAGCTGTGGAAAACTTCTTTCCGGGGGATGATGCTAAAAGCAGAGAGCTACGTAATGAGGCTCTGAAACAGCTTGCCGGTGTACACCTGTCCGCCTTGTTCTTTGCTGGAGTGCAGGGTCTACCGTTGTACGGTGCGGTCTCCATGCTTATCGACATGTTTAGAGAAGACTACGAGGAAGACACCGACACTATGCTGCGGCAGTACCTAGACAGCGAAGTGCTATTCAAGGGCGCTCTGTCTGAGATAACTGGGGTTGATGTGTCACAGCGCGTTAAGCTAACTGACCTGCTGTTTGAAGCTGACAGGTTTAACAGTGATCCGTCTCCAGAAGAAGAGATTGCTCACCTGTTTGGTGGCCCTGCATGGAGCATTTATGCGCGGGGTAGAGAGGGTATAGACAAACTACGTGAAGGCGAGATAGAGCGTGGTATAGAAGACCTAATGCCGGGAGCAGTGCGTAACGCCTATAAAGCTGTTATCAGATACCCAAGGGATGAGGGCATTCTCACTCGACGTGGCGATCCTATCTACGATGACCTTACAAACGGCGATTTATTAACGCAGCTACTAGGGTTCCCACCCGTCGATTACACCAGACAAGCGGACGAGACATCTACAGCCAAACGCTTAGACATAGCTGCGAGTGCTAAACGCCGTGACCTGCTGAGACGTTACTACGTTGCTAAGAGATTCGGTGACAGAGAAGGTATGCGTGACGCTCGACAATCTATGCGGGAGTTCAACGAGTCCAGAGCCGTGCGTCGAGATCGCCAGAAGCGTATAACAGGTGACACTATTGATAGGTCAATACGTGGGCACGAGACTCGTTCTGCGGAAATGCACAACGGCACAACGCTATCGCCGTACATGAAGCGTACGGTGGATTCAGGCGAAGGGTTCTTGTAGAAAAAACCCCCCTACCGTGAGAAGGGGAGATCACGATAGGGGGGCGGATGGAAGATAAGACCTACGTGGGAGGAGACCGAGAGACCTTATCAGGGCGAATCGTATCACACCAATCTCCAAACGCGAACACCTGAAAAATTACCTTCTAGGCCCGATCTAGCCCGTATATCCCACTCCATATCATCCACACAAATACGTTTGATCTGTTGTAACGCCTTGTCTGTGTTTATGCACGGCACGAACACCGAACTACCTACTACCATAGAACTCCAATCGACGACGATGCGTACCCCATCAGGGTTTAAGTCATACGTCCTGAGTGTTAAATTCGCCATCTGCCCTGCGCCGCTGTATATACTATTCGTATAGACTATTTTCGCTTTCATCAGCTTCATCAGTTTCATCAGCTACGTCATCTTCATCAGTCGTGCCGAACACGTTACAGTTAACTATTAGCACTCGACCTGCCGGTATTGCTGATCCTATGTGAGTGCCTTTACCCAACCGCATAGAGCCACGCTTACCACCTAACTTGTTTATCAGGTCATGCACGAACGCGCTGTAATTTATCTGATGTGCTGCACACCAAGACTTTAGGTATTTCGGCACCAAGTACGCCTTCTTTGTATCCGTTTCATACCGCGCCACTAACTTACCTTTTGGTAGTGCTTCGGGTATGACGATGCTGTCCAGCCCGTTGCCAGAATTACTGCGTAGATCGTCCGTGCTCTTGATTATCAGTATGTTGTTGTAGTTTTCCGTGATGTAGTCATTAAGAGTCTGCTCTACTGTCGTGCCCATATCATCCACCGCCCGTAGGTTTGCTTTGAGTAACTTAATAGTCCACTTGAACAGCGCCTGCATATCGTAGTCAACCAGTTCTAATTTATTGGCGATGTACGCACCAGCTAGGGTGGTAGCCGCTCCGGCAGACCAGAAACGATTTTCCGCTGTAAGCCCTGCTTTCTCATCGACTAGACGCTGAAATTTGAGTACGAGTTTCTTAACGTCCTCCAGATTCTGCAAAACGTACTGAATGTAGATCGGCCCTGCGTGTCCGTAGTTGTTCTTGAGAGCCATGTCAAAGCCATCGGTGTCCTTCTTGCTCTCGGTATCGTTGAAAACACGCTCTGCCCTCCACTCCATTATCCTCTGCGCCTCTGCTTTCGGCGCTTGTTTGCCTGCTGCAATACGCTCGACGACACTGGCATTGCCGGTGGTAACACACAAGAAGTGCCATGATTCACCACGAGCGCGTTCAAGGTTAGCCCCACCAGCCATACGACCACGTTGTTCCCCAGAAGATATTTGGTAAACCAAATTACTCAGTTGCCTCCACTCTGCGTTGGTCAACTCGTCTATGTAAAACGGTAGATTGCGTAACAGCTCTGCGCGGTTGAACTTGAACGAGTCGGTAGAAACTTCGGGGGTCATCATGCCTTTCTCGGCCCCCCACACCGAAGACGCTACCCGTACGGCTGCTGACTTACCGCATCCACTGAGATTAGTGTGTATGTGTAACGCGCAGGCATTCTGCGGTAGAAAGCTCATCAGGGGGGAGCCAAACGCTGTACACACAACATACTGGTGCATCACAAGTTCAGGCCGCGTGTTGTAAAAATTAGCCATCTTCTTCCACGCTTCGAGCGTACCCTTCGGCTGGAAGTACGGAATATAGGCAGCGGTAGACGTAGACGGGGGGTTATGCCGTACGTGATCTGCGTGTATCTCTCTATCACCTACGATAAAGGCACTCATGTCGTCGTTAGCCCAACCGAACTGTCGGTGCGCTATATCTGCTGTAGCAGTAGCTTGTAATTCGTTTATCCAAGTAATCATATATAACATCAAGTCGTTGATTTGTGGGACAGCTACGCCCTGCATGGACATCTGCTTGCGTAGCTCCTCTTTTGAAGTAACCGCCGTAAGCGGCAGGGTGAACTCTCGTACTTCGTCTTGGGGCAGGTGTATCCGGCAGACTACAGATTCACCGGCTTCTACATCCATCACCCGCTGCGTAACGTAAATATCATTGTGGTAAATAACGTGTTCGTCAACCTCACCGTCTTGGCTTATGTTCCTGACGTACACACCACCGTTCGTCCCCCGAAAATACGGACGTGGGTAAACTGGTATAACGTGTTCTGTGGAAAGTTCTTGACCGACAATTTCCGCAACAAGCGTACCTTCTATCGGATCGCTTGGCCCATCTGACTCAACTACATACGTACCGTCTTCGTTCACTTCGGCTTCGGGTATCTTACGCCCTAGAATAATAGGCGATTTGATCTTGCCCCAGTGTGGGCACTCCGTGCAGATACCGCCGTCGTTTTCGTCGAATGTCGTGCATCGGTACGGCCCCTTGATAAGATCTAACTTCTTGAGCGTTAGTTCAGGCGTGTACTCAGGGTGCTGGTTTGAGATCTTGTGCGCGGCTTTCTCACCGTCTACGCAAAACTTGGCGATAGATAACCCTGCTCGCCACATAGGCTCACTCGTCTCGGCCTGACCTTTTATTATGCGGTGTAGTTGCTCGCATCCATTACCGTTCTGCGCTTTGAGCAGTATGCTTCTGAATTCATACTTAATGTTGCTCATCAGTGCATCGCGTAGGCTTGCTGGCCCCTCGGCAGGCGCATACTTCTTGGGAACTGGTATCGTATCCATCCCCAATTTACTGGCAAAAAAGTCAAAGTTAACCGTATCAGGGGTGTTGCCTATGACTTCTACTGGCGCAGGTGTCTCAGGCTTGTGGTTGTGTGTGCCTACTATACGCAGCACTCGCGCTATATCGGCGGGAACTGCGGGATCTATCTCAAGCCCGAACTCTTTGCATTTGGCTTTGAACTGGTCAGCTACTACTTTCCACTGTTCTACCGCTACGGACTCTGACAGCACCCAGTAAACGTGTACGCCACGCCCAGAGTTAACGATAAGAGGTTTTGGTAATTCTAACGCTACACGAAACTCTTGCAGCCTGAGTAGTGCTTCCCTCTGTGTAGTAAACCCCTCGTTCTTAGCAGCTTTGTCTTCGCCAATGTCTAGGTCTAAAAAGAACGACTTAATCTGCTTGGCGTCTTCACTCTTGCGGGTACCTTCTTCTTTGAAGTTACTCAACGCAAAGTACATATCCCACCCTTCACTGTCGTGGTACTCGGCGGCTTCTGCTAGTTCATCTGTCGAATGAAAGTACGTCTGCCGAACTCCGTTCGACGCTAGGTCATATTGAAGGGCGACGTATACACCCTCTGTGGGTAATACCCACCGTAAAAATTCTCTTGTATTCATGGTTGCACCCAATGCCGAGAGTACGCTATGGCAGGGATGTCGGCGCATCTTTTTCGGGGAAAAGAGAACCCCTAGCCATAGCGGAGTGATTGTTAGAGGTTAGTCATCCCAACCTTCAACAATGGCACTCAGATCGTCGTCATCTTCCTTGGGTGCGGGGGCAGATTTCTTCACGACCTTTTTTGGTTCCTCTACTTGAGAGGTATCTGGCTCATCACCGAATATGTCATCAGAGTCGTCATCCTCTAACGCAACGTCAGTGCTTTTGACACTACTGGTAGTATCATTAAACGGGTTATCAGGTTGTGCTACAAAGCCACCTTCTACAACGCCGAAAGGCGAGCGTGACACCATAGGCACGTATTCGATTACCTGTACACCGTTCAGGCGTAGGCTAACGCCGTTGTCCCGCATAGAGTACGGTACAAAAGTGAAAGCAAGGTTCACGGTACTGCCGGTAGTCAACTGAAAGTCTGTCGGCAGTTTGTTGTTCTGCGCGTCAACTTGTAGCGGGGGTGTGGTCTTGTCAGTGCCGTAAGCACCTTTCAACTTAGCCTTACCGATATAGTTGCCGTCATCGTCCTTCTTGAACGGTAGCGGAAACTTATCGGGCCAGCCCTTTTCTTTCTTGGACTTGTAAGCCACAGCCATTGCTTTGTATAGAGCCTTAGCTTCTGCTTCCGACATTACGAAAGACATAGAGTATTCCGCACCGTCATCCAGTGGATCACACTTAACAGAACCGCCTTTCCCACCGTTCGCTTTGTTATCGAACTTGTAGGTAGCGTCGAGTTTCGGATACAAGGCTTTTACGCCTTCAATTGTGTAGTACATAAAATCTTCAGCCATTTTGGTCTCCTAATTGGCTATTTATATCGAACCCTTCAGTCGCAGCGAAGGGCGAACCTTCGCGGTTGTGCGGAGCAACGTCGAAAGCTATTGCTGCTAACGTGTCATCTGCATCCACTATTCCCCTGACCAAACGTAGTTCCTCTTCTTCTAACGGTCTTTGTGGGTAGAAGAACAGCTTTGGTACAGGGCTACCCATATCAAAACTTATCCTCGTCACCACTGCTGCACTGGGCGTCCCATGCCCACTCAAGAACTTGGCATAAGCCTGTAGAGGCATAGAACTTCTACCTTGAGCCTTACCAAATATGGATGAGGCAGGAACTTGTAGTTGATACACAGTGTCTAACGCTTTTTCTTCAACAACCGCTAGTCGCTGGCTAAATCTACAAGCCCTACCCCCTCCAGCGCCGGAACCCCTGATGTTCTGTGAGCAGTCAATACACCGCGCACTTTGTTTCTGGTCTGACGGCACATCGGGTGAAGGTTTCTGGGTATCGCTAGACCAACACGTAGGCAGGCGTTTGGCGTTAGGATCGTAGGCATCTTTGTAGTACGAGCGCGATACTGCTGCTGCGTTCACGATGATTACGTCTATCGACGTGGCGTCTGCTTGGAAGTCTAACCCAGTGAACTTATTACCCTGTAAGCTGATTCGGCGCATTAAATGTCCGCATCAGGATCAAAGTCGGTAGGGTCAAACTCTTCATTCACTGTTGCAGGCTCTTCTACAGCCGTTTGGCCTTTTAGCAGAGCGTCAGCAATGGTCGCCAAAGCGAACCGTTGAGTCTTACCTACCTTGATGTACGTGTTCTCTGGTATTACCCCATCCCTCACCCATTTACGGGCCGTGGATAATGACACACCAAAGTACTTGGCGACATCTTCAATCGGAACTAATTGCTCCATCATGCTTTCCTTATCGTTAACGCGAACTCTGCGTCTACGTTCAAGCCCTTGGGCAGAAGATCTGGGTTTTCTTCTAAGAACTCCCGTACGTTCTTCTGATTCAGGCGCTTGTCCAAGAACTCTGGAACTTCATGCTCAAGGATAAACTCGTGCATAGATTCCCAGTCGGAAGTCCAATACTTCTGCTTAACCGTACGGTAAAACGTACCAGCATCCGTCTTGACACTCTTTATGTCGTTCTCTTTCAAGTAGTCCAGTAACGCGCTTTTGATTTTGTTTTGTTTACTGACGAGTCTTTCGTCAGCTTCCCTGTGTTCAGCGGATAGCCGATCCCTTTCCTCTTTGATTTTCAAATAAGCTCTGGTCAATTTCGGTAGGGGTATACCACCCACACTCTTCGCATCAGCCATGTTTTCGTCCTTCCATTGCCGAGAACTGCAATATAGTGGTAGGTAATGACTTAATCAAGTATTTCTTTGTAAAGATCAATAATTTTTGTATGTGTGTCTATTTTGTTATCTAGTAGTGCGTACACGCGCTTTTCTATGTGAGACCCTTGTAGCTGTACTATCGTACATTTGTGATCCTGCCCCGCCCTGTGAATCCGTGCGTTAGCTTGGGCGTATGTTTCCACCGAACTGGTTGGCCCCCACCATACGATTGTGTTCGCGGCGGTCAACGTAACGCCATGTGCCGCAGCCTGTGGCTGGATGACCAGCACTCGCGGGGTATCTGTCTCTTGGAACTCCTTGAATATGCGCGTACGGTCAGTAGCTTTTACTGCCCCGCTGATGACCTCGGTGGGTATCTTGTCCTTGCGTAGCTTGTCGGTAAGTAGCTGTATTGTGTGCTTGAACGGCACGAAGATCAGAACCTTCTTGCTAGACTCGTCGATCACTTCACGCAGCACCTTGTATCGGTGCTTGATGTCGAACTCCACTACCTCTTTGTCATCGGTGTACACCGCACCAGAACTGATTTGCAGCAGCTTGTTCATGTTGACCGCTGCCGTAGCTGCCGTGACTGTCTCTTCCGCAGCTTCCATGACCATGCGGTCTTTTAATTCTTTGTAGTATTTTTCTTGCTGGCGAGTGAGCGGTACATCGCGGGTTGTGTATATGATGTCAGGCAGATCCAGACACTCTTCCTTGGTGAACCGTATCGCCGGTTGCAGCGCATTGAACACGGTGTCTGTGGCGTCGGGCTTGGGCACCCATTTGAAGTTAGTCACTTTATACATGACCTGATCGCGGAACGAACCAAAGAAGCGTGGCACAGCTTTCGGGTTAACGAGTTTAGCCAGACCGTACGCATCTAGTGGGCTTTGTGCAGCGGGAGTGCCTGTCATCATCCATAGCCATGTGTCAGGACTGAGCAGCCTGTTTAGCGTTTTCCACCTGTCAGTCTGAGCATTCTTGTAGTGAGTCGCCTCGTCCACGATCACTAAGTCAAAACCTCCATTGGCTATAGCGTCCGCTACGATTGCTACACCGTCATAGTTTATTACCACGAACTCTGCATCACTTTCGATTACAGCAGTCCTCTTACTTGCTGAACCGTGCGCTACGTCCACCTTACGGTGCATGGCAAAGCTGAATAAGTCCTCTCGCCACGCCGAGTCCATGATAGATAGAGGGCAGATAACAAGAGCGCGGTTGATACGGCCTTGTTTCATCAAGAAGTCTGCCGCCCAAATAGCACTGGCGGTCTTTCCTGTACCTTGTTCGTTGAAACAAAACGCACGTTTATTGAGTGTGAGGAACCCCGCCGTAGATTTCTGGTGCTCGAAAGGTTTGTACTTACCTGTCCATTGGTACTGCCCTTCGATGGGTGACGGAGCGTTGATGTTTAAGTTCTTGAGTACGTGAGTCTCGTCTACACCCCAGTTAACCACCACTCGGTTATCTGATAACTCCTTACTCTTTGGGATAATACTCGTGACTTTCTGAGGATCGCGCAGACGCAGTAACAATGCTTTATTGTCTATGACTTTCATATATACCCTTCCATGCAAAAAAGCGCGAAGTGGGTGTCCACTACACGCAGTAAAAATGCGGTGGTCGATGAGATTCACGCCAATAATCTAGGGAAACAAGCAACAAAACCTAGTCGTGGGAGCGCACTTCATCTCACCCTTTCTTTAAGCAGTATGACTTACACTGCTAGGAGTGTCGGACGCCACCGCTCGCCCGACGTTTTGTGCCCACACCATAGTTATATCATTTCAGATGAGAAAATTAAGCTAGTAGGTACAAAATAAACGCTACGAAGTATATAGACGCTGCAATACCCGCGCCCATGAGAATACCCCTAAGCTCTTCTCTCACCTACGTCTTGGGCTTTTGCCATTACGACTGCGGTTAGCACTCCTGCTCTCCACACGCACACCGTCTTTATTGCTGCCGCCCTTACTCAACATCTTGTTGTGGCTGACATCTTTACCTTCCCGCTTGTCAGCTTTGCCGTTTTTGTTGGCATCGCGTCCAGCCTTATCCATAGCACGCCGTGCACGCTGTCGCTCCATCCTAGCTTCGTGTGCGGGACTGCCAACTGGCGGGTTCTTCTGCTTCTTACGATCCGCTTTGTTCTTGTACGGCATCAGTTTTTTCCGTTATGTGGGCACTCCAACACAGGGCACCATGCTTTGCACAATCCACTGGGGTTGGGATTCCACGTATCGTTCTCAAAAGCTGTTTCCATGTCGCTGTACTTACCCAGCCACTTAGTCCACAACTTCTCCTCTTCTTTTATGGTGTAGCGATCTCGTATCAGATCATTACTTACCACAAACAATAGCCCAGCCCGAACAGTCTCCACTTCGGGGTAGTGCTTAAAAGCCGCTAGAGCCATAAGTTCTAACTGGCCTTTATCAGCGTATCTTGCCGACTTTCCTGTCTTATAGTCAATAACCCAAGCTAGCCTTTCCTCACGATCTAGTATCAATAAGTCTGCGATACCACGAAACCATACGTTACTATCAAAGAAGTCGCACGGCTCCAGATCCTCGGTAAGCCCCATCTTGATCTCGCATAGCTTCTCGCCCTTCTTGGCGTTTAGCGCGTCGAGCATACCCTGTGCGTAGCTGAACCGTGAGTCAAGTTCACCACCGTCGCGGATGTATTCTTCCGCAGCTTCGTGAAAAGCTGTTCCATACAACGTAGCCTCAGACTCCTTGAACGGGTACTGCTTGAGCACCTTCTCATGGTAGAACTGCTTAGGACATTGCTGGAATGCCTTGATCTTACTGAATGACCACGGTGCTACACTCAATCTTCATCGTCCTCGTCGTACACCTGTTCGAGACGCTCTTTATAATTCGCCCAGAAGATGTCGTCACTAAGATCGAACTTGTCGCCCACCTGCGCTATGTCAAACCGTAGCTTCGGAAATCTTCTAATGAATCTTTCTTTGGCATCGTAAGCAGCTTCAATATGAGTGTACTTACCGTCCATGAGCGGCGTACCTGTAAACAAAATAACGTAACTCACATCGGTCTTGGGCAGTACCCATAGCCAGATGTTGTAGTAAAGTGCCCACTTTGGCACTCCCAATTACAAACTTTCTTACCGTGCTGCCCTTCAAACTCATTGACTAGCTGCCATGCGTGGTAGTGGTAAGCGTAAGCTGACGCCGCCAACCAAAAAGTAACTAGCCCAAAAATAACTCTGACCTTCATTCGCAATCTCCATATGCTTTAGCCATACCGCTTTCGCATTCTAGCGGCAATCCTTTTGCCCATGTCGGAACGTACCTCATGCACTTCTCGACGTACTGCTGGGCTTCTTCTGCTTCAGACTCAGGTACACATGCTATAACTGAGTCGTGAACTGTTAGTACCGTACGGTACTTGTTGTTTATCAACAACATCTGGTCGCCTATCACACAACGTGCTAACGCTTGGCAGACGTTCTCGATCACCTTCCCACCGTAGATCCGTGTCCGGCCTCGGCGCGTCTTGTAGGTGTATTCCGTACTTTGAGAGTTTTGTTCCCCCTTGAGATCCTCATAACGCATAAGGAGCTTAGACGGTAGACGTATAGATTCCCGGTCTCCTATAACTTCAATCACGCCCTTCTTTCCAAACTGGTAAGTATCTCCCTTCTCCATACGAATAATCATGTTCTGGGCTTCCCGCCACACATGACTGATCTTCCAGTTCGCATCACGGTATATATTAATGATGCGCCTTGCTTCATCCAACTCTATTTCAGTTCCAAACGATTTCAATTGTGCTTGGAATTTCAGCGCACCCATGCCGTACCCAGCGCCGAGGATCGTAGTCTTACCGACGAACCGCTGATCTTTTGTTACTTGGTCTTCGGGTATTTCGTAGATCCGCGCAGCCATTTTGACGTACACATCTTCTTTCTTACGGAACGCACTGGTCAGGTCATCCTGTCCAGCGAACCACGCCAGCACCCTAGCTTCAATCTGCGACGAGTCGCAATCTATAAGTGTGTATCCTTCAGGCGCGACGATGCTTCTCTTTAACATCTTACCGTTTGGCCCACGGCTCGGTAGATTTTGCAGGTTGATCTTGTCATCCCCACCCCACCTACCAGTGTGTGCCGCATAGTACCGCACAGGAACCGGCAGAGTCCCACGCTGGGATATGTCAATGAATCGCTGTGTACGAGTTTCTTCCAAGGTGCTTTTGTTGCCTAGCCTCGCAGCCACTAGCGCCTGCACTTCTGAGTTCTCATGTTCAGCTAGTGCTTTGAACCCTTCATCGGTTTTGGCGAATGCGTAGGTTTCTTTACCTGTAGTGGCGCTGACCTTGGTTGGTGGTAGGACACCCTTGTCCGTGAGCAACGCAGCGAACTTGTCGTTACTCATCAACTCTTTCTTATCCGTTATGCCAGCATCAGATAACAACTTATCCTTATGCTTTTTGATGTCGTATAAGTGATCCTCAAGTAAGTCCCTATCTAGTCCCAACATGGGATCAATGAACATACGCAGGGTACAGTCAATGATCCTGAGTTCTTTCTTGGGAAATCCTTGCTTCAAGAACTTATTAAAGAGCCTGTAGGTAAGCTCAACATCGTTGATGCAGTAGTCGCCGTAGCGGTCTAGCTCGGCATCAGTAAACGCTTCGCGGCGTTTGTCTAGCGCGTTAAGTATCTCGGTGCCTTTAGCACCTATATTATATCTTTCCGCAAGTGCCTTGAGACTTCCACTAACCTCCACCCCATGTAGAGCGCGGGCAATACACAGAGTATCAGCCCAAACGCGAGGACGAATATCAAAGAGCCAAGACAATATAGCGCCATCGAACATAGTGTTGTGAGCCAGCACCATGCTGTCGGCCCAGTTGAACTCGTCAAGGTACCCTTGAAGTTCCTCGCGTGTCCCAGAAGCCCATTCTGTGTTGCCATTGTTTACCTTTATGCCTACACCCACTACCTCAAAGCGAGGATCGCGGATGTATTCTTCGGTTGTCATTTTGGTCAGCGAGTAATCTTTGCTGTAATACGTTTCAAAGTCGAGGGTTATTAAGTCCATGACTTACCGTCCTTCTCTGTCAACCAGACGCGGTATTCACCGTCATTGGTTATCTTACGGCTCGTAATGTTCCAACCCCTACGTCTGGCAGATACCCGAAACGCCCGTACCTTGCCACCGTAAGGATCATTCACTACAAACGAATCCCCCAAAGACATACGGTCTAACGTGTTCTCATATAGGCGCTGATGCTTATACTGCTTATCAAACAACAGCACCCCTTTTTCGATCACGATTTTTTCTAGTTCATCCTCCACTACACCCGCTCCCTTTCAGATATAGCTATAACAACTTTACCTGTGGTTATAGGCATACGAACTATCGTGCCGCAGTCATCTACCGCTTGGTATCGCGCTTCCTCTTCGTTCTTCGCTTCCACTGCCACCTGCACTGAGACGGTCTCTTCAACAGTCACATAAAAAGTCTTCAATGGTTCATCACTCATTAGGCTTCCTCTCCGCAACGGTAGAGATAGTCACGTCTATTGTTATCGGTTTCTCTACCCATGTACTCCAAGCACCGCGATTGTTTTCTACCGTATTACGCGCATCGCTGGCGGTCTTAGCCTCCACCAGCACTTGACGCTCTACGGTCTCCGTGAAAGTTACTACAAACTTCTTCATTCCACCCTCCAAACTCGAATCACGCCTTCATCAGCCATAACGCGCATAGATGCTTTTTGCCCAGCTTTTTTTGCCCTGCCTACGAGAGCCGTTGCTTCGAGCGAATAGGAAGACCGCCTGTCCTTTCCCGTAGTTTTTGCAACGAACTCAAAGGCTACGCTGTCGCCTACTTCCCACGATTCGATAATCTTGTTTAGGTGTTTGTACTTGCTGTTTGTTTTATTGTTCCCGCCCCTCGGCGGTATCGGCACATTCTTATCAACCTTCGGCTTCACCTTAACCCCCAAGACGTTTGATCTCGGCATCTATATAGAAGCGGATCTTCTTGGCATCGCGTAGCCGATCACTGTGGGATGCCTCTCCATAACGGTAGGTGCCACGAAATATCTCGCCCATTTGAGCATTCATGTCCTTGAACGAAATCAAGTCTTGCAGCTCCTTAGCGCCATCAGGTAACTCGTAATAGGATGCAGTGCTACCGTCACTTGTTTGTCCCGATCCCAACATTGCCGTTGGAGTCGATGCGACATATTTTTCTACGGTAACGTGGGTATTGGTTGGTGTAGCTTGTTCCTCAGAACTTGTTACTGCTTCTTCACACAACTTTCGCTTGATCGCGTAAGCGTTTCCGTAACTACAGTTTGCCCACTCAGCCGCCTGCTTCGTTGTCGCATCGGGGTTTTTCTCAAAATACTTACGCAGCTTCGCTGCCTTAGTTCCATTCGCCATCTCGGTCTCCTTATTAAAAATCGAACGCCATTTGACGCTCATCTACTTCTTTTTCATTGAGGATGTCCGGCACCATGTGCACGTTGTCCTCGTCCACTACCGCAGCGATTCCACCCGCCGCTGTAATCTGTTTCAGGTTCATGTCTTGCAGTGCAGTGGTTTTTCCCTTCCCCGCCTTGCACTCAATACCAAAGAACCTACCGTTGTAGCACCCCACTATGTCCGGCACACCACTCTTACCGTACCCGCCCGTCACGGGGTAAAAGTAATAAGCACCCAACTGCTTTAGTGCAGCCGCCACCTTTTTCTTAACCTTCGCCTCCGGTGTCATTGCCATCTGTTTCTCCTTGGGAACTGGTATCGGTGTTTTGTCAACCATAAACCCAAAAGCTATCTTCGCCTGACCGCAGCCCTACCTCGGCTACCTCAGATTGTTGTGGCTCTAACATATGCAAAGTCGCCAGCTTTTTCCGCAGGTCAGCAGGTAGGGTTTCCACGCCATAATAAGTAGGCTTATACGGCGAGTCAATACATTCTGTGCCTAAACAGGTGATCTGCCATACATCCCTGTCAGAATCTACTTTTACATGGTAGATTGGCCCTTTATGAGTTAACTTGTTTTGGCTACCTAGCGTGGTGGCTATATCTTGGATCATGCGTAACATATCTAAGTTCGCAGTCCCAGCAGCGGCCCTAAACAAAATATCTCTAGCAGACATAGAACATATCCTCGTCAACCTTCATACCGACACCACTAATAAAGTCACCCTCAGTAGCCATGCTCAACACGCTCAACCTACCAACTAACTCGGTGTACTCGTCGCTAGGCCACGCTGGTGCGGAGTCATCTGCCCAGTACCGTTTCGATTCTTCACTCCCTATTGTGTAGCTGTAGCTGATAGCGTCGAGGCGCAAAGTGTCCAATACTTGATGTCCGTGCGGGGTACGCCCCACATATACAAACATAGGCGATGCACCAATTAACTGCATATCGGAGTGCTTCTGACTATAAAGCACTAGATCCTGTACCTTAGTCCTTACATTCACGTCGAGTATCTCGTTCGTTAAAGCCTTTAGTGTGTCAAGCGCAGGAGAGTTGAGACTTACCCCCAGATAGTGCGCGGCATCCGTAACTTTTTCGTGTACCTCATTTATCTGTTGGTAACGCCCCGCTTCGTAAAGTTTGCTGTGGATCGTGCTTAACTCGTATATAGACCACGGTGTTAGTGCTGCCGCAGCCTTCTTGACCGCAGTGGCTAAATACCCACTACCATGCCTATGGTGCTCGGCACTGGCAGATGAGTACCTACCGTTCTCAATCTTGCGGCTTTCGACCTCCCAATAAAAATTATCGGGGAGGGAGGGTGTCTCACGGGCAATTATCCTACCCCGCGCAAACGGCTCGTGCGGGTAGTAGACCCAAGCTACGTTGACGTTAGTAACGTAGAACTGCACACCACGCATCTTCTTTGCCAACGCCTGCTGAAACCTTTGTAAACTCTGCGAAGGCATGTCTGTTACATCAGTAAACCCCGAAGTTGGTACCCTCATCAATAATTCGCCTTTTGGCATACGTGTTCTTATCCCCATAGTTATTCTCCTTTTGTCCTTGTAACTAGACCGCAGGCGTTGTTGGCCCAGCGATTGAATTGTGCGCGTACTCTCTTAGCGTCATCTGGTGTAACAGCGTTGTTCATATCAGATGTTAGCATAAACATGGTTAACAGTGGTAGACGTAGTTCATGGCTACTTGTTGTGAGTATATGTTGTACCTTATCACCATTGTACCGATTAGTAGCCATCCAATATCCTTGGCTCGTAAGCACTTCTGCATCGCGTAGCTGCTTCTTGACCTCCCGCGTATACTCCCAGTCGGTTATGGGTAACAGCTTTCCTACAGAACACCCCCACCGCCAGAACTCATCGAGATACGGCTTTAGTTCTTTCTTACGCTTCTTGTCCACACGCGACTTGGGGTTGACTGCCTTGAACTCAGGGCTGATTAGTGTCCAAGGCTGTAAGCTGTTTGGAAGTACACCAGTCTTCTCCATAAGCTCTGCGTCTGGCACGTATGCCTGTCTAGCAAACACTAGATGCTTGTGGTCATCCTCACGCTGGTATTTTTCAGTCCACAATTCAGGCTTGGGGCGGCTCACAAAATAGTCCCACTGCGCTTCCTCGACTGACCAACTCTTGGGTAGGTAATACTTAGCATCCTTCCCTGCAATTGCGATGTGCTGCCTACCATCACTGCCGCCGACATACAGCAGACCTTTGGGTAAGAACTCATATAGAAACTGATACCGGCTGGTATGTGCATAGTCGCCTGACCCGTTGCGTACCTTGACCGTCTCTACATATGTCCCATCAGGTTGCACTTGGATGTCCCACACAATAGGTGACAGATTGCGTGTATCTGCTTTCGACGTAGGTATTGAAACGCGCCCAGCGTAGGTGCGAGTAAATATCGGATCACCGTATCCACCGTCGCACAAGGCGTAGCAGGTAGGTGATAACTTAACAATGTGTTCCCACTTACGATCCCGTCTGTGAGCAGGACGTAGATCATCCTCCTTCTTGTGGTACTTGCTGACCAACGGCTTGACGTTGTTGTATCTACGCTCGACGTGCCAAAACGAGTCCAGTCCCATCCTATATCCGTATCTCATTACCTTCTCCTTACATATCACTTGATTGAATGTGTACGACCTTGCCGTTGTCGGGAGTCGCATATTTGTTGTTCAGAACACACCACAATGTCGGGCAGTCCCATGTACCCCAGTCACCGAACAAGTAGCCATCGGTGAGGATGACCGTCGCTTGCGGCTTGATCTGATGATCTTGCATGTACTCGACAACACACTCGACATCGGTGCCGCCACCGCCCTTGACCTTGGTGGAGTTGACCAGCGCAACTAGCTCATGTGCCTCGTATGACTCGTCACCCACAACCTCGTCACCCCAGTACAGCACGCGAACCTTGTCGGGCTTGACCGTAGTACAGATAGACTGCACCTCGGATAGAAACAGAGCGACAGCGTGATCGCTGATAGACCCTGACGTATCAATAGCAAGTACAAGCTCGTCGATTCTCTCGCTGATGCCGCTAGGCAAGTAGACATCGGCACCAATGTATCGGCGGTTGGGACGTTTCCATGTGGAGTAGTCGTTGCCGGTGCATGTGGTCTGGATGAACTCACGCAGTGCCTCACGCCAATCGACCTGCGGTTGCATAAGCTCATCGAACCGGCGGTTGCCTTTGCCACCCAGCTTGCCAGCTATCAAGCTGCCCTGACGTATTGCCACGTCGATCTCTTTCTCAAGCTCTTTGACCTCATCGTCCGACAGCTTGTTGGCTTCTTCCCAATCATGCTCATCAAAGCCTTGGGCGGAAGACGTACCTTGTGGGTTGCCACCACCTGACCCGTTACTGGGTTGACCATTAGGGTCTGTAAGAACTGTACCGTTACAGTCGCCCTTGCCCTTGCCCTCGCCGTTGCCGTTGCCCTGTTGCTGCCTTCGCTGTTCTTCTCTCAGCTTGTGAAAGATAGCAGCCGAGTCCATCCATGACCCATCGGGCTTGCGGAACTTCTCGTCATACAGACCTTGGTACTTGCCGGTAGGCATCTTGGCGAACTCGTCTCCACGGTTGTCATCCACAATGGTGCCGTTGATGTAGTAGTCACATGCTTGGTTGGCTAGGCCCGGATCAATGTCGTACATCCACCTGTAAGTTGTTAGGTGACGTAGTAGCTTGTGGCCCTCGTCTTCGTGCAGCATGACAAAGCGAAGCTCGGCATCGGTCAGTTCATCGACCATCGCACGTCCGAACTCCACATCGCGTCCGTTGGTACATGCAGTTGGTATGTCATCGCTGACAGTCTTGGTGCCGATCATAAGAACACCAGCCAGTGCGATGTACCGCTCGTGTGCCGTGATGTCCACGACTGCCTTGGCGATCCGCTGCTCGGCGGTCAGTTGTTGGTTTAGTGCTAGCATGTTACCTCCTTACACCTTGTCCGCTGCGAACATGTAGTTGTTGTCGATAGCCCACTGAGTGAACTGCTTGTTCTGCATGACCATAGACTGCTTGGCCTTGTTGTATTTGCTGGATCGAACGCCGTTGGCAAACAAACTCTGGAACTCAGTGCCGAGGCGCAGCATGTAAGTCATCCACGCATCCATCCAGTCACGCTCAACCGTTGACAGTGAACGGAACACCACCATGCAAGTAGCCGATGCTGATGTCGGCACCGTGGCGTTGTCGGGGTCAGTCTTGATTGACTCTAGCGACGGTAGCTGGTCAGCCAGCTTGAGGAACGCCATGAAGTCCATAGCTGCGCGAGTACCGATAGTGCCCATGAGTGCTGCTGTTAACGTGTTGTCATCAAGCCCCTCACGGTTCTGCAATATATCGCTCGCTGCATGTAGTGAACGTGGTGTACAGAACGCAGCCCGATCTACTGCTTTTGGGTGGAAGATGTACTGGTTGTCATCTGGATTCGGCACATCACGGAAGTCCTGCATGACCTGCGGGTTGTCTTTGACCCAGCCCAGTATTGTGTGATCGACACCGTTGCCGATACCCCACTCGACCCACTCCATAGCATCGGGCTTCTTGGTCTCGACGACAGTGATGCGGTTACGGGCATGTGCTGGTAACAAGTCACCCACACCTTCACTGCCGAGGTTAGTCGTAGCAAACACAATAGAGTTGGGGTGCAGCGTGTAGCTGCCGATCTTACGTTCGAGGATCAGACGTAACAGGGCATTCTTGACTGCGGGGTTGGCCTTACCGAACTCGTCAATCATCAGGACAATCGGCTTGTTCTCGTGAGCACCCAATTCCTCGTTGGTTGCGTATGTGACGTAAGGCACATCTTGATTGACCTTGATGTTGGGTAGCGTGATGTCACCCAAGTCCTTAGTCGTGCAGTCGAAGTAGCACGGCACATGATTCGACAGATCAGGGTCAGCGGCTAGCGTGGTAAGTAGTGATGACTTACCTGTGCCCATGTGACCTTGAAGTAGAAAAGTGCGAAGGTGCCCGACCGACTTGATTAGCGCACCGGCTTGGTCAAGGTTCAGTGCGTACATTGCTTGTGCGTAGCTCATTGCTATCTCCTAGTTGCTTTGTTATAGGTTCCTATAACTTTGGTTGTGGGCGGTATTGCCCTGTGGTGAATCACCATTATACATGGTGTTTGGTGTTAGACCTAAGAATCTGATTACAGATCCAAGGACGGTAGGTTGCGGATGATGTCTTTGACCTCTTGCTGCTTCTCAAGACGTAAGCTCTCACTGTTCTTGAGTGCGTCGGTGTTCACGCCATACAGCGCATTCTCTAGCTGGTCAGCCACTTGCGTCATGCGTGTATCGCCAGTCAGGTTGAAGTCACGCATCATGCGGATCAGGTCAAGGGACGTATCGAATACGCTGTCATACAGCTTGTTGTATTTCTGATTGCCCTTGGCATCTAGCTCGTCCTTCGGCGATAGCTGACGTAGCACCGTGTCGAGATTCTTCTTGAGCCGTGCCCACACATCGTTGACCGCGCTTTGTATCTGAGCACCGTAGAACTCGTCATACTCTCGCTTGAGTATTTCCTGCTGCTCGTTGGGTATGTCGAGCCGGAAGTCACCAGACTCAGGTAGCGGTTGCTTCGACAAACCCCACCCGAACTTTCTACGAATATCGTCAACGGACGGGTACTCGTTGTGATCGAACATATTGCCCAGCTCTGCCATCGCAGTAGACGTGCGCCACTGGTACGCATCCTCGAACAGTTTGTAGAGCCGCCAGAACTCTTGCTCCAAACCTGTCATGTGGTTGATGTAGTCAAAGAATGCAGACGTAGGTATCAGACGCATACCCATATCAGACCAAGGCACAGTCATCGCATAGTGCTCGTTGCGTGCGTTACCTACAAACTTCTTTAGGTCTTCCAACTCAGTACAACCGGCGAGCAGGTTCTTGTTGTAGTTACCGGCCTTGGCTGACGCGCCGCTGTCACGGGCTACCTTGGCTGACGCGGCTTTGTCTTTCTTACGCGCTGTCCACACAGAGATATTGAGTTGCACCAGCATAGATCCTGAACTGATGCTCGGCACGTTGCTGATGGTAGGCGTTGCCGCCAGTGATTGAATGTTGCTTACTTGTTCCATTGGGAACTCCTTATCGTTGGTTTATTAAAAGTTGCCTTCGGCTACCTGCAAACAGGTTATGCCGTTGGATCGCCACATATCGACCACACGCTGGCGGTCATCTACTGCGTACAAGATGTTGCTCTTGTCCACGGTTTTCAGTATCTCGTTGAGCATGTCCTGCTTGATGTCTTTGTCAGGGTCATGCCTACGGTTGTCAGGACGCATCATCAGGTAGGTATCCAGATGAGCTTCGATGGACTCGCGGTACTGCTCCTTGTCTTCGTCAAAAATCTCGTTATACGCCGCCGAGTACCAGCACTTATCCAATAAGAAGTTACGAGTAACCTCACGGTACTGCTCCATACGTCCAGTGCAGAAGATGATCTGCTTGGCGTCGTTCTCACACATCCACAATAAATCCACTATAGGTTTGTTGGGTGTGTCGTTGACCATCGCTGCGTTGAAGGCGTCAAAGTCTTTCTTCTTGCCAGTGACGAAGTGCCTCCGGTGTTCGATGTCAGCCAGTGTGCCGTCGATGTCAAAGATGACGGTTGGCATGTTATCAATCGGTTCGGGCAAAATTACTCGTTCCATTGGGAACTCCTTATCGTTGGTTTGTTATAGGTTCCTATAACTTTGGGTTAGTGAACTGATACAAGCACCGCGCTCTTGCGTAGTGCCATGAGGTTGACGGTGCCGTAGCGTCGGCAGTCGAGATACTGAACACGGTTCTTTATGTACACACGCTCTGGCATGTTGAGCAAACTGAACAGCGCATTGAGCCGTGACTGCGTGGTGCGCGACGGTACAGGCTTACCGTCTACTTCATACCCACCACAAGATACCCATAACTTCTTTACCCCATCTCGATTCGACATGGTGGCAATACGGTTGCCGTGCAGTAGCAGGTTTAGGTCATGGGTTACGGGGTCGCGTGTAGACATGGTGTTGCCTACCATCTTGGTGTCGCCGTTAACGAACGCACCGATAACTTTTTTCTCTACCTTACGCATTGTCTCTCCTTACTGCGTCTCTAGCCTTTTGAATAAGGGCACGCCCCGCTCCGAATACTTCTTCGGTACAGTCGGCAGGGTCATAACTGTTAAACAACTTAGCACCTGCGATCTCCTGCAACGCTTTCTCTAGCCGCTCATTGCGAGCAAGTTGAAAATCAATCAACCTGTAAAGCTCGGTTCTAATCTCAACATCTATCTCTTTGTATCGACGGAGTAGTTCCTCCATATCCGCATTCAGATCATCTGACATTGCTGTCTCCTGTTTTGTTGATGTGAAAGTTATAGGCTCCTATAACTTATGTGTCCGGTGGTTCGGAGCCGTGTAGATAGTTCTGTGTAACACAAAATTCTCCTTCCCGACCGACAGGACATATTATCGCTCATATAACGTGTTATGTCAAGTAATGGCGTTTGGTGGTAGAACGTGGTTTGTACGGTAAT